TGCCGTTCATAAACGAATACATGGCTTTGGCTGCGTCTAGCGACAGCGGCAAACCTTGTTGTATGCAGGCCCAAGCGCCGAGGGCCATGCGGATCTTCTCGCGCACACTGCGCACACCACCACCATGCTCGTAGAAATAACCTTGGGATTTTAAAAAGTTCTGTACGGGTGACAGGAAGTAGTTGGCCTGCGCTAAGAAAAGCCATGTCCCTTCGTCCATGTCTAATCCGCTAAAGTCGGATAGCTGCTGAAAGATACCCTCGGCCTTGCGTGGCAGGTACTTCTTAGGAAACCTACGCTTGATCCTGTTGCAGATACGCTCTGCGATTGTGTGGATGTTGGAAGGCACGCGGTAGCTCTGCTCAAGCACCTCGCTGCCGCCGTCTAAATTAATGAAGTGTTCAACGTCTGCACCCGACCATTTGTAGATAGCTTGATCATCGTCCCCTGCGCAGTACATCCGGTCAGACTTGTTGTCGATGGCGTGAGCAATCTTCCATTGTAGGGGGGACAGATCTTGCGCTTCGTCTAGCATTGCCAGTTTAAACTCGGGGCATACCGATGATGCGGAGTCTGCAAAAAGCTCTAGCATGTCGGTGTAATCAAATAGACCGTGCGTCTTCTTGTACTCAACCAAGGCCCGCGCAGCGTAATCCACTTCTAGCCACGGGTTGTTTAGTCCGCTGCTGTTGTACTCGGACTGCAAGGGCTGCTGCTTTAGCCGCGCTAGGGTAATCAAACGCAGCAGTGGAGATTCTTTCTTTAAGCTGTTGCTTAGGTCTTCTTCTACTTGATCGAGGCGCGACAGGCTACCTTCGATTAGTTCTATGCCTATGCGGCGCTCTACCTCACGGTAGTGCTGCGCAGTCATAAGCTGCTCGGACTTCAGCCCCGTCAGGTTGAACGCGAGGCTGTGCATAGTGCGAAAAAACGGTAGGTCCTGCTTGGGATCTAGCCCAAACCTTGCGGCAGCACGCTCTTTAGCCTCGTTTGCCGCTTTGCGTGTAAAGGCAAAGAACGCAATCTTGCTTGGATGCGTGCCCTTTGCCAGTTCTTTCTCCACCAAGTCCAACAATGTGGTGGTCTTTCCCGTTCCGGGCGGTCCAAAGATACGTTGCATTAGTGGATTTCCCCGTCCGAACCCTCAATTACATTAAGCTCCGCCGGATACAAGAACACCGGAGTATCTTCGCCAAAGTAAGCACATATGACGTTGTAATCCATCCATTCAACGGCATCGTCTTCACTCCAGTTGTTGACCGTCATCAAAATTTCTACGCATTTTCGGTAGTCATAAATCATAAAAGGGTTTTCTTCACCGGCTTTTTCACCCACACCTAGAATGGCATCGTTAAAACCATCTAATAGCTTCAAAAGGCTGGCCCTTTGCTTTTGGGGTTCTCGGGCTTCCAGTTGTCCACCGAGCAATACCACGAAGTTTTAGGTGGCTTAGACGCTTTGATGTCTAGGCGTATTTCTTCATCGGGCTGCGCTTGTAGCCATGCAATCATTTCGTCCCGATTGATAAGCATTGCGCCCTTTATAAAGTCTGGTGCTTTATCCCTTGGTGGGAATACCCGTAGGCCATCTACAAAAATTAGTTCTGACATTTTATTCTCCTAAAATGGTATCTCTTCGTCTGCCGAAAACTTCGGCGTAGTAATCCGACTGTTTAACTGCTCGTGTGCAGGGATTTTCCACAGCCTTATCACCTTTCCTTGGATGCGAAGCTGTGTAGCCTCGCCGTTTATATCGCGCAATCTCTGCGCAATCTGGTGGGTCTTGTAAGTTTTAAAATTAGCTTTAGCCAAGTGCGCTTCTAAGTCCTTCAACCTAAAGTATGTAAAGTCTGCGGACTCATCAGTCCACGGACGCTTCAGCAAGATCTGTTCTTTATCGTCGGCGGCTTGGTGTCCGGTACAGAATTCTTCTAAGTGGTCTTGGAACTGCCCGTTCACACTTACATCTAGGCTAACCTCTATGACGTGGCCTTCCGTATCCGACATCTCGTTGAGCAGGGCATTGATCCGCTGCTCCCACTGAGCCTTCTGTACGGTACGGGGGAAAAAGTTTAGCTGCTCTACGCAAGCACGTTGAAAGTCGGACTGAATCATCAGGTCGTTGGTGCCCAGTTCTAAAGGCTGACCTTGAACGTCCAAGAACCATACCGGTGGCACACTGTTGTATTTGCGGAGGTTAGCAATCTGCACGCCTGACACAGCGGCATCGATCCCAAACTTACGTGTCTTGCATAGCTCGGGGTTGCAGTAGGCATTGATCGGCGCGTCTTTACACTTATATGCGTAGTCCTTGCGCTCAATTTGCTTTGCTACGGTGTTTACCTCGCCCAAGGGCAGTGGAGGGTGGATAAAGTTCATGTTGTGCGTGAGGATCTCTGTCTCCCACGTATCGGGGTACGCCTTTCTAAGATAGACCCCAATGTTGAACAGGCCATTGTTCCGCGCACCTTCACCAATACCCTCTTTGCATAGGGTCTGTAAACACGGGGGGCCGTCTTGAATTGGAAGCGTTGGGTCTTGTTCAATGACCAAAGACAACGACTGCTCATATGTCTGGACGTTCTCTTCTACTAAGGCCAAGAACTCATCAAACGTAGCTGCACTGCCATCTAGATTGAAGGCATACCGCAACCCGTTCTCATGATCGAAGTACGGCATGTTTAAAAAGTTGCCTACATCTCCACGCTCTAGGTTCAAACTGATTTGCTTGGGGAAGATCTCGCTCCCACCGTAGCCTAGACCCGCGCACAGTTGTGTCAGGACGTTTTGCATGTCCTTGGCAGGTATAAATGCATCCGTAAATAAGAAGACGTGAGCGCCCCCAGATTTGCTTCTACACACTACTAGCGGCAGCTTTGCCGCCTGTATCTTGTCTATCAGGGCCTTGTGATCAAAGTTGTATTGATCAATGTCGATACACCCCCATCGACACGCATTGTCTTCGTTGATCGGGATTATCCCGATAGATTGCTGACCCGATAAATGACTTTCCCAATGTTCCGTGTTCCGCTCACCGCGAACTACGGTGGCCTTGCCTTGGGTCTTGCCACTGCTAGATTTGGACTCAATTTTAAAAGTGCCGTAAGCCTGACGCAGACCATCAAATATTTCTGAAAACTTCGCTATATTCATAAATTCCTTGATCCGTAGACGGCGGCAGATCGAAGGGGTCCAAGATCTACCGCCTATCGACGCTACGGAACGCCGAGGTGGCTTTTAAAAAGGATCGGCATCCGAGTTTTCTTCAGATTTTGCACGGGCTGCATTTTGCTCATGCTTCACCTTTACATCTCCAGCACTAATTGCGGTGTGAAACGCCTTAGCCGCTTGATATTGCATAGCGTCTTCGATGACACCGTTCAACTCAATCTTCCAACCATGCCAAACACCCTTGGAGTTTTCTTCCTTGTTGGTGCTCAAGTTGTACACATGCGAGAACCGTGGCGGTGTGAATGGCATACCTTCTGCGTTCAACATACTGCGCGTAGCAATCATAGAGTTCCACTGACGTGACTTCTTCAACTGCGTGGACTTCATTGAAATCAATGCATTAGAGACAGTACCGTCTTCTTGAAGAATCAACACGTAGTGTTGGTGTGTTTCGTCGATGTATTCGCCGTTACCGCCTACAACGTACTCACGGTTGTCGCCTTCATCGCGCTTGGTTTCGGGACGTTCGTCTTCCGGTCCAAAGATCTTCATCGGCGCACCGTTACCGGAACCCCGAGGTGCCCACATTAAAAACTCGCGCTTGTAATGGCACGGTATAACGCGCATCGGCTTTTTACCGCTGTACACTTCTTTGGTGACGGAGTTGATCATATCGCCCAGCTTTGCATCAATGGTTTCGTCTTGATTCAATAGTTCTGAAGATACAATCTTTAGAAATGGCAACGCTAAATCGTCGGTTCCCATGTCCATACCCAACCCAGCATCTGCTTCAAACATTGCTGGCCCTGCTACGGCTACTGCCGTGTTTTTCTTATCCGCTACTTCTTTATCGCTCATTTTTGCGCTCTCTTAATTGTTGCTCTGTTTCCGATCCATACCCCAAACAAATCCATGTCTAGCTCCAGACCTTGCTCAGTACGATCTTTTACCCATGCTTTCAACGTGCTGGCATGTACTTCTTCTTTCTGCTCTGGCTCCATATTTCTTTTCCTAAGATCGTCCAATAAAGCCATTGCCTCGTTATCTTCCTTCTTGCCAAACCGCACGGAGATAGTGTTCTTGATTAGATCGCCTTCGCCTTTGGCGCGTAGCCATGCAAAAGCGTCTGCCCGATTATCTTCACTGATGCGTGCGCCGTAGGTCTGTTTGATTTCAATACGACTGCCGTCAGTCAAACGAAAATCAGAAAGCCCCAACTCTTGCATCTTGCTGGGCAAGTCTTCGTCGGTGAGCTTGAGAAGTTTTCTCTTTGCTTCTTTTAGGTCGTACTCTAAACTGGTTACCCGCTTTTCGTAGGACACGATGCGGTCTGCGATAGCTTGCACGGAAGCTAATCCTCTATCATCTGGTAGGTTCAAAGCGGCGTTGCTGTCCCCCGCCATCTGAGAAAGTAAATCACTCATAGTTTTTTCTCGTTTTTCTAGTTTTAAGCGGCGTTAGCCACTTCCCAAAGCAACAATAATCCCATACTATCGCATGTGTCAAACGATTTAGGACCATAATGCAATTTAATTTTAAAACGCAGCCATACGATCATCAAAGAGAAGTGTTCGATGCAAGCTGGGATAAGCACGCTCATGCGTTGTTTTTAGAGATGGGCACAGGCAAAACCAAAGTAACCATCGACACAATGGCGAAGCTGTTCTGCGAAGGTGAGATAACGTCTGCCTTGGTCATTGCACCGAAAGGCGTGTACGGCAATTGGGTACACAAGGAGATTCCACAGCACCTCGGGGACGATATCCCAGTAAAGGTTGTGCAGTGGCAACCAAGTTTTACCCAAGCTTTTAAAAAGCAGCTTAACGAAGTAGCCGACAAGAAAGACACCAAGCACTTGCGCATCTTGGTAATGAACGTCGAGTCGTTCTCTACTAAGAAGGGTACGGACGTTGCGGCCAAGTTTCTACGACTAAATCCGAACAGCCTTGTTGCAGTAGATGAGTCCACGGCTATAAAGAACCGTACCGCAAAGCGTACCAAGAGCATCATGGCGCTAGGTGAGTTAGCCAAGTACCGCCGGATCTTGACCGGTAGTCCTATTACCAAGAACCCAATGGACTTGTACTCACAATGCGCGTTCTTAGGGACAAGAATGCTTCAACAGCCCAGCTACTATGCTTTCCAAGGCCGCTACGCGATCATGCAGACACGTAAGTTTGGTAACCGTAGCTTTCAACAGATAACTGGATACCGCAACCTTGGCGAGTTAAATGGGATTCTGGATGAGTTCTCTAGCCGAGTTTTAAAAGAAGACTGCTTGGATCTACCCGAAAAGATCTACACCCAGCGCAGCGTACCGCTGACCAAAGAGCAAGCTTCTGCGTATAAACAGATGCAGGACATGGCACTGGCTATGCTTGAAAAAGGCGAACTGGCAACAACACAGAGCGTTTTGACACAGATCATGCGACTACAGGAGATCTGCTGTGGGCACTTGAAGACTGACGATGGTGAGATACAAGCCATACCCAGTAATCGAATGAACGAGATGCTAAACGTAGTCTCTGAAATGAACGGCAAAGTAATCATCTGGGCAAGCTGGGTGTATGACATAGAGCAGATAGAAAAAGAACTAAGCGAAGCCTATGGGCCGAGCGCCGTGCGCACTTTCTATGGGGCCACGCCTACTGATGCTCGGGACCAGATCGTGGCGGATTTCCAAGATCCGGACAGTGACGTTCGGTTCTTTGTGGCTAACCCGCGCACAGGGGGCTACGGACTGACGCTTACGGCGGCTACCAACATGATCTACTACAACAATCAGTACGACTTGGAGATACGGCTACAGTCCGAGGACCGAGCGCATAGGATAGGGCAAACGCAGCATGTTCTGTATGTGGATCTAATTAGCCCAGACACGGTGGATGAGAAGATAATACAGGCATTGAAGGACAAGATAGACATAGCTCAAGAAGTCTTGGGCGAGTCAGCTAAGAAGTGGCTTATTTAGGGTGAATCAAATTCTACTTGATTTTCTCCACGGTTGCCAAAACGACTAGTGTCATAGGCCCCTCCTTCCTGTCTTGCTGTTCTATATCGGTTAAAGCTTCTAACCTCTGCTTTTCGAGCTTCGCCAAGGTCACCTATACGGGACATTAACCCTGCAATTCCCGGCTCGTATTCTGTTGGAGTTTCCAAGGCGGGGCTGGGAGTTCTAACCATGTAATCCTCTTGCGCTTGAGTATTAAAAAACTGCTGCCCTACTGTTCCTGCGGCGATTAAATCTTCGACGCGCATTTGATCTCTTTCGGTTAAAAGCGTTATATCGCCTTTTGCTATGTTTAGTTTATCTAACGCATCTAAATACCGGTGTTGTCCGTCAACGTCTTTTAATTTTCTAAACACTATTGCTGCGCGTTCACCAGTACGGTCCTCTTTAATAAAATCCATTCCCGGAATGGAGGACTTTCTATACTCATTTAAAGCATAATCGGTAAGATCCGGCAAAGGCAAAACATCTACGGCCCCGCGGTGAAACAGTTCGTGATTTAAAGTGTTAGCTACGCTTTCTTTTCCCGTGCGCTCGGGATTGTCGCGATTTTCTAAGAGTTGTTTGTACTCAGGGGAATTAAACAACAAAACTGACCCCGGTTTTGCCGGATTTAAATTAAAAACGGGCATGTCGCCAAATTCGTCTTTTACAGCTTGCGGTGTTCGATTTTTTCGCACGTACAAACCTTGAATTAGCCCATCCCCACTTCCTAAATAGGGCATTGTTCCCGCTTCTCGGTCTTCTTTTCCGGGCATCCCGTAAGAAATAACTTCTGCATTTCGACCAGTTTGCGGGTAATCCCCGTCATAGCCCATGTCTGACACGAACCCCAGCGGGGTGCCTCTTCGCATGTTTTCGGGCAACAATTGTTGCTGTGAATACATATATTCCGCGTCACCCATTTGCTCTGCCGCTTTACGCGCAAGCTCTAAGTCTTCGGGATTAGCTAAACTTTCGATGCCTTCAGCCATTAACCCGGAGCCTGTGGCAGAGATCCAATACCTTGTTGAGTGATCAGGCTTGAGATCGGATCGTTAGGGAACATGGCCGCGTACCGCGAACGTTGATCCCCTGCTGGTGCAGGTTGTGCCGCTGGCCGTGGTTGTGGAGCCGCTGGAGGCGGTGCCATCGGAGCAGCCATTTGAGGCGGAGGCATGGGCGGTGCCATTGGTTGGACAGCCGCGACAGGCGGTTCGTCCTGCATAAAGCGTTCTTGGAATTCCGATTGTACCAGTTCTCCTGTTGCCTCTATGTCCCTACCGGCAAGTCCTACTAGATAACTAGGTGAACCCATAACGCTTCTACCTAATCGCAAAGCTATTTTTCTAGCGGCACCTTTCTGTTGATCTTTAGATGCGCCTTGACGCATTAAATTAGCTAAAGTACCCGCTTGTCCGGGTTTAGATGCGTCGATCAATATATCTTTTAAAGCTGTTTGCGGGGCGTTTAAAAACAAATCGGCTCCTAAACCAGCAAGAAAGCCCGGAAATTGAATTGACCCGGCTCCACCTATCGCTTGTGAAGCTTTTAAACCTGCTTGAATGCTTCCAAATTTAACAACAAGGGCTTTAAGCGCCGACACGCCTTGTGCTTCAAGAAAAGCATCTACATCCTTTGTATCTAAAGTGTCTTGAAGTTTTTCTCCTCGCGCCAAAAAATCTTTTAAAGCCGTGGCTTGTTCTTCGGGAACCCCATCATTTCTTTGTAAAATAGCCATTAAGCTATCTTGGCCTTTTGGAAACCCACTAAAGCCTGTTTCGGTTTTTGTACTACCCGTAGCATACAAAATGTTTTTTAATTTTTTAAAATCTACCGCACCGTTGGACGTAGCTGCCGTAATGGCAGAAGCCAATACGGTAGAAAACATACCCTCTTTAAATTGATTTTTTTGAGAAACACTTGTGTCCGCAGCGTTTATTCTCTTAGACAACTCGTTAAGATCTCGTACAACCGTTTCGCTGTTTATTACTCTTGATATAATCGTTTCAGCACTATCTGCGTCGAGAAACCGTGCTAAAGATACTTCGTTGCGATTATTTTTTGCATGTTCGGACACTTGGTTAAGGGAACTTTCTAGTTTTATTTGAGCTGTTTGAACGTTAGAAAGATCGTTAAGAAGTGCGCCACTGGGGTCCATAGCATTAAGGAGCGTTTGGTTTTCATCTACAAACGTTTTTAACTTTTCTGGGTCAATTTTTAAGACTGTTTCAGTGGTTCCCGTAATCGAGTTTTTTACAGGAGTAGCTGTTGCCTCTAACGCCAGCTTGTTTCTTAAAAACACGTCCATTGCGCCGGTAACAGTGCCCAAAATTTCGTCATTACCTTCTCCGAAGTTCATCGCAGCAATCAGGTCTTTAACTTTTTTTGTTTGTTTGGCGGCAGAACCACTAAACAATTCTTCTAACGCAGATTCGGGGTCTATTACTTCTGCGCCAGCTTGCCCAGTTCGACCTAATTTACCAGCAAACGTTCTACCAAAAACTTCTTGATAAGAAAGCGCATAGTTTTCCGCCGCAACCAAGGCTTTGATGTTGTCGGAAGCTTCTCCGTCTGGCGCGGTTCCATCTTTAATTCTTTTGCCAATAGCTTCAGTTACGCCGTCATCTAAAACTTTAAGCTGCGCCGTAGTGGGTCCTTCAACAACGCCTCTAGCTGCAACACGATACTGCTGGCGGACTTTATTGCGGAACGCCAGTAACTCTCCGATGGTTTCCATTTGAGGCACGTCACTAACTATGCGATCAAAGTCTACCGTAGATAAACTATCGGTTACTTTCTGTAACTCAATCTTATTTGTTTCTATAGCTTGAGCTTGTTTAGCGAGTTTTAATACATCGTTTCGGACGCTACGAGGTAACTCCAGACCTAATGCACCTTCTTCGCCGGTTTTCTTAGAAAAACCATTAAGAACTTTATTTAAACGTTCTGTGTAGCCACGTTTGTTGGGTCCGCCAAGACTATCGACCAATTTATCATATTCATCAAAAGCATCGTTATTTCCTTGAGCCAACTGGTCAAACTTGTTGCCTAAACGAGTGTTGTTGCTGGTTAATGTTTTTTGTCGGCCTGTAAGCGTATTGAGGGCATCCGATACCGCACCGTCTGGTTCATCTAAACCATAGTTGCGCAGATCTTTTATAAAAGTGCCTTTTAAATCATCGGCCTCAGTTAACAAGTTTTCTGATCTAAGCCTTCGGTATGCGGCCAGAAGAGGAGCAGTGTCTACTTCAACCTGCTGATCTACCGCGTCATAAAGACCTTTTCTAATCTTCTTGGCATCGGCCATTGCCGCTAAGGCGGCGTTTTTTATTATATCGCCTTGTTCCGCTTGAATATCTACACTGGTTTTTTTACCTACTACACCAACTTCACGTAAAACTAATTTTTCTGCTGCAAGTGCCGCTTTAGATAAATGTATGTCTAACAACCCGGTGAGCAAAGCTTCCGTACCTGTTTTTTCTAAAAATGCGGCTGCTTTTAAAGATTTTTCACTGTTTCTTGCTATTAATGTTCCAACTAAACCTTTTAAATGTTTGGTAGCCTCTTCACCCGCTCGTTTTTGTTGATTAGAAAGTATTGTATTACCTTGCCGCATAGTTGCTTCTAAAACTAAAACCATCGCATCACTACTTAATTGACCCGCAGTAGCTATTTCTGCAAACTCCGGGTCCGCCGCGATCATTTCATCTAGTTTAGTGGCAAACGCAATAGGATCTCCGCCAGATTCTTTATAAGATTGAGCCAAGTACTCTGCGGCTTTCCGTTGCCGCCCACGTTCCACGCGATCTCTTGCGCCAAAAAGATTTTTAGTAGACCCTGCCAAACCTTTTTCTGCCACATCTTGTTTAACGGTTCCGGCCACGTTTGCACCAACGTTAATCGCGGCCCCTGTCGGACTAGGAATAACTGATCCGGTTAAACCCGCAATGGTTCGTACAAGAGCATTATCGGGATACAAAGATTCTGCAATACCTTCAAACGCTGCTGGGATTAAAGTGAAAGCTAATTCTTCTGCTGCGGCAACACTAAAACCTTTTACTCCCATGCCTTGCTCACGGGAACGCTTCCCCATATCTGCTACAAGATCTTCAACATATTCGCGCCGTTTTATTTGTGCAGTTTTTTCGCCTGTGCCAAAAGATATCTTTCCAGCATCATCAAGCTTTTTTTTAAGGTTCTTTTGGTGTGTAGACAGTAGTTTTTTTGAACCAAAGTCCACTGTTTCTTTAATAGTCCCCAAACCTATTTTTGTCCCCGGAGAAAGAGCAAAAAGTTCGCCCACTACTCTTCCGGTAGCATCGTATCCGCGTTCCGAGGGCAGTAATTGACGCTCATCGAAAGTTAAATCTTCAACATAATCTCCGACTCCTGTTGCATCAACAGCTAAAGCGGCTAATAAACCTCCCGCAAAAACCGGAGCGCCTGCTAGGCCCAAAGCTCCTAACCCCAAAGCTGCTGCTCCGTATGCCACGCCTGATGGCGCGAGGCTCACAAAGCCTCTACCAACGCCCTGTAATCCCGTAAATCCCTTAGAACTAACAATATCATCCGGATCTCGACCAATAAGCTTGGCAATAACCATCTCATTGGTGAAACCGGCTTTTCTTGCGCCAGTAAGGTCAAAGTTAGCTTTTTCACCTAATTTCTGGGCAATGGTGTCCGTAGCAGTTCGCTCATCAAACCCTTTTTTACGCAACTCTACATAAGCACCGTCCAAATCAAAGTCCAAAGGTTTTTGCATCGACCCGCGGGCTTGTTGCAAAGCTTCGCGTTCTTCTTGCGATACATCTGAGATACCCCTAGAAAGGGCCGATTGTGCGTAAGGTAGTGAAATAGCCATTTACTTAAAGAATTTATCCAGTTCTGCAAACACTTCTTCCGAAGGCAGCAATTTAGTTTCGTAAGCTTTAATAACATTGTCGTATTCAGCTTGAATGGAGTTCATTTGAGCCAAGTCCGTCTCTACTTTGGTCATCTCTTTTCTGGTTAAATTGGCGTTTTGTAACAAATCCAACTGATTTTCGATGCCCAGTTTCATTGTGTTACGAGCCAATCTAAAATAATCCAACGCTTCGTTATCTTGCAAAGTAAAGCTGTCCGCAGGCACTTGCAAGCTCTTCAACATGCGCTGTAGCTCTACGTTATCTTTTCCCGGAATAGCCGCCATCAAAGTAGTGGTGGCTATAGTGCCGAGTGTCTCAACAGCTTTCTTTGCTTGTCGTGTGTCTTCCGCAAAACCTGCGTCCTCGTTAAAAACTGCATTAAGCACCGTATTACCGGCTATCCCAACTTTGTTAAAAAGACCTTCTTGCGTGCCAGTAGCCTTTGTAATGTCTTCAATGTCTTTAGTAATAAGAGGCTGATACGAGCGTTGCATTACTTCTGGAAGCATTTCTTGCTGTGTTTTCGGCTGATCCATAGGGAACCGATATCCGGTCACAGGCTCTAAATAACCTTGAGACATGTCTGCTTCACCGCCGTTCGCGAACCCTTGTATTCTAGGCACGGCAAAGCCTGCTTTTTGCCGTTTGTCCATAGCGGCTCGCAGTGCCGGAGTCAATGCCCGTGCAGGCACTTGGTTGCCTACGTTGTCCAATACTACGGTGCCAAACATGTTGTTTAACGATAGATCAAATCCGGGGACATCCGCGCCTTGAGCGTAAGCCCGAATGGCCGCGTTATTGCCTAGAAGTGCAGTTTGCTGGGCAGTCGTGCCAAATTGTGGTCCAGCGCCCTCTGCTTGTAACGCTCCCAACAAAGTTTGACTCTTATCAAATGCAAAACGTTCTTTACGCAAAGCTTGGTCTGCAAGACCTATGTAATTAGAGATGCCTTGATCGGTTCTAGCCAAGAAATTTTGATCAATACCTTGAGCTAATGCTTCGGCGCGAAGTTTTTGAATATCTTGCTCTACATCTCGGATTTGTCTTGCTTCAGCAGCTTGCCCAGCAAATCCGCCGGTCATGTTAAACAAGAAACTGTTACTAGTAGAAGGTGATAAACCTTCCGTTAATGCAAACTTTTCTTCATTTAACGCTAACACGTCTTCTTTATACGAAATTTCATCATCCGACAAATCTCTACGAAGATCTCTGTCTAAAGCCTTTTCATCCGTAGTAAGATTTCGATCTAAACCCGCCTGACCTTTTCTAAAAGCTCTATCTAAAGCCTTTTCATCCGTAGTAAGATCTCGATCTAAACCCGCCTGACCTTTTCTAAAAGCTCTGTCTAAAGCCTTTTCATCCGTAGTAAGACCTCGATCTAAACGCGCCTGCTCTTTAAGAAGTTCTCGGCGTGCCTCCTCTAACAACTTTGTGTAATCTAGGCGCTGTGTTTGCAAGTTCTTCTGTATGCCGCCTTCCAAATTAATATATGCGGTTTTATTATTGTATTGTCTTGTATATAGGTCTGCTTGCGTAGCCAGACCGTCATAAAAATTAATATCCGTAAGTTCTAATAAATCGACGTGACGTTGCTCAGTTAAATTTTGAACGCGTGTAAAATCTGATTGAGCTTGTGCTTCAGTTAAGTCCGCGTTAAGTTTTGTTAAATTTTCTTTAATTTGCCCTTTTCGTTCTGTTTGTTCGCCTTGAAATTCTCTATTTTTGTCAGCATCAAACAGGTTGGCACCTATTGTAGCCACAGTCTGTCGGCCGGCAGCTAGAAGACCTGCCGCAGTTATTTTACCTTGCTGCCTTAATCTACGACCTTCTACAGCGTCTTTGAAAAGTGCTTCCCTAGAAGATTTTTTTTCATCTTCCCGCATTGCAATATCGCGACCTTCTGCTGCAATACCTTGTTGTACCGCCGCCAGCCGCAAAGCTTGCTCACCTTTACGCTCTCTAGCCAAACGTTCGCCTACGCTCTCTGCGTATTGTTGGCCGACAGAGCCTACCTGAGCCAAAAACCCTCTTCCCGCCATGTTTTCGCCGGTTTTTGGATCTCGACCAGAGGCAAAAGCAAATCCTGCGCGGGCAAGATCTAATCCTGCTTCACGATCAGAGTAGGCTTGTTGACCCTCTGTGTCGTAAGCTTTTTCCATAAGCTTTTGAATTCTAGCGGTTTCTTCTTCAATTGTTACCGGAGGTCTTGCTCTTAACGATTCGCTCTGGAACGCCTTAGCAAGATCCGGGTTTATATTGTTTAAATAAGCAATGTCTTCTAAACCCGCTGTTGCTTCCCTAACACCGCCCATGATAGACGGGCCACTAAAAGATCTTCCTAGCGTGGGGTCATAGACAGGGTCGCCTAAATTAGCCCCGCCGCCGATGTCAAACTTTTTTACAGCACCGCCTTGGTAGAATTGCTGTACCGGTTGAGCCATAGGAGCAGGAGCCATTTCTGGTGCAGGCTGACCTTGAGCCATCAAAGCGCCTACGCCTTGACCCATTTCTGGAGACATTTCAGTGTCGCCCATCACACCTTGAATTAGTTCACCAACACCACTGTCTATTGCGCCTTCTTCAGTCATCATAATGACCGGCTGAACCATTGTTAGAACAGACTCAGGGGTTCGCATAGCGTCTTCTTCGCCAACAAACGTAGCCAGTTCTTGAACCCTAGCTTCTAGAGGCTGCGCTTTACCGCGTATAGAGTTAATTAGCTCTTCTGTGTTGGAGGCGTTGTCTATGCCGCTCATTGTTTGAGCTAAGTAATCGAGGCCCATTTGTTCGCCTTCTTCTCGGGCACCTAAAATGTCCCCGGCAAGCGCAGCTTCGGCAGGGTTTAACGGCCCGCCTTCCATCATGGCCGGATCTGCCATCCCTTCTTGCATCATAGCGGCTTCTGGTCCCGGCATTAACGCGGCCAAGCCTCCTTCTTCCATGCCCCGCGGTATAACGCCGCGGCCCATTAGAATATCTTTTTGAGTAACTTTTCCATCACCACTTAAATCAGGAAAAGCTTCGCCGCCATTAGCGCGAAACAAAGGTCTTTGCATTACGTTCATAATTTATCCTAAAAAGCTCTTGCTAAACCTGCGGCACCTACGGCTAGTCCACCCGCTGTTTGAGCAAGACCGGGCGAAGGAGACTGCTGTTGGAAGACGGCACTTTGTGAAGAAGGTAACGCCTTAGTCATGTCACCAAGGAATGCCACATCCGCCAGAGGCTGGTTGTATGCACCTTGCTCTGCTGCGTACTTCGCGTTAAGCACGTTCTGCGCTTGCTGCTGCTGAACACCGCCGTACTGCATTAAGCCTTGGGTGTCCGCGGCGCGTTGCTGTTGCGCTTGTGCGCCTATCTGGGCTTGTTGTGTGCCCAGATTACTTAGCTGTCCGGCTAACTGTCCACTTTGTCCGGCTAATCCAGCAATGCCTTGACCCATTGCGCCTTGCTGTTGTGCAAGGGCCGCGAGTTGATTGACGTTTTGCTGACCGTACTGGCCGTACTGCAAGCCCATTTGACCGCCCTGTTGTGCAATATTGGCACGTTGACCAGCCATTTGAGCCAAAGCTTGCTGTGTGGAAAGACCTAACTGTCCACCGGCTTGTGCGCCCGCCTGCTGTTGCTGCGCGGCAGATAAACCTAGCTGCCCGCCTGCTTGAGCACCCGCTTGTTGTTGCTGTGCAGCATTTAAACCTAACTGCCCATATTGACTTGCGGCTTGTATGCCTCGGCCTTGAGATTGCTCAAAGGCTTGCTGCGCCTGTTGCGCTGCTTGTTGGTAGCCTTGTGATCGAAGCTGTGCCCCGGTTCGCGCTTGTTGCTCCAAGGTGTTTCTATTAATTTCTGCTTCTGCAATAGCGCCTCTAGAGCCGCCAAAAGCGCCCGCTTGTACTTGTTGTCCACGGGATTGAACTTTTTGTTGTTCACCAAGACGTGCAATCTCTGCCTGCTCGGCTTCAATAACGTTTTGTGTGTACGGGTCCATGAACGCAGAAATACCACCACTGGCGGCGCTAGGATCAAATTGACCAATGTTACTGGCTAGTTGTTGTTGAGCTTGCTGCGCTGCCGATTGACCCAGTTGCCCCGCTCCAGTTATACCTTGTTGAGCCGCATACGCTTGGTTTGCGGCCCCTAAACCGGCTTGAGCTATGCCTTGTTGAGCCTCAAAAGCTTGGTTGCCAGCACCTTGTCCAGCACGGGCTAAGTCTAAGTTAGCTTGCGACATCCCCGCCAAAGCTTGATCTCTTAAAGCATAAGGCGCGTTCATCTGACCTACGGCTAAGTCTCGCGCTTGCCCAAGACCTGCAATACCCGCCTGCTGCTGTGCAAGGGACTCTGCCATCATGGGCATTGCTGTGTTGGAAATCATGCCTTGACCGGCTTGATTAGCGGCTAGAGCACCTTGTAAATAAGGTTCATATCCGCCTATACCTTCGCGAGTAAGCTGGCCCGCGGCCTGTTGTTCGCTAGTAAGACCCGCAACGGCTTGAGTAGGGGGTGCAACCCCTTGTCTTGCTTGAATAAGTTTTTTAGCGTCTTGGTAAGCAGCTAGTTTGTACGCCTCAATCTGCGGCGCTTCGCGTACATACTGAGTTGTTTGTGTGACATCAACCATTATGCTTTCGCCTCAAATTGTCTCATCATTTGATACATGTTCTTCATTCCGTCTTCTCGGTTACCTTTGCCCGCGCCGCGAACCGCTTGCGCAGTAAATACAAACTCACCATCAGAAAGCATTGCTGGAATATCGTCAGATGTTCCTGTTCCCGGCCCGTTTATATCCCCGTTACGTCGAGGAAAGTCGGAAACGTTCATTATGCCGCCTTCTGCCGCTAAAGCGGTGGGTTGAAAGTAAGGAGCACTTCCAGCCACGTTTTGAACAGCATAAGTTGGCGCTTTATATGTGTAATCGTCGCTGTACATACGGTATTTGCTAGGATCAGCGTCAATTAAATCTTGGCCCGAGGGCATGTTGCTAATGTCCATTAACTCAGGCTGCTTGGGCTTAGGTGCCAAGGCCATCAAGCCAAGGCCCGCACCTATAGCAGGGCCGTATTTCCTAGCAAAACCGCCAACACCTTGGAAAGCGTCTTTTGACATTTGTCTATACGCATCCGAGATAGTTTTATTTCCAAACGAAGCTTCATAAGCCTTGGCATCATTTGTTTTTAAGTTTTTTAAATAATCTGTTGCTTGACCTTTATCAATGCCGGGTAAGAAAAGTTTTTGAACCGCCTTTAGCCGACTACTAAAACCTTCTCCTTCAATGCCCGACCCGGTAAATATGTCTTTAAAGCTGTCCATAGCGCCCGGTAATTCTGGAGCCGTTAGAAGAGTCGCATCGGCTTTAACATTTGGAGCCGCATCGGCGCTTAACGTATTTAAATTTTCTGAGCTTATTTGAGTAAGGTTCGCGTTAGGACCTACCGCAACCGGAGTGCCCGTAGGACCTACCGCAACCGGAGTGCCCGTAGGACCTACCGCAACCGGAGTGCCCGTAGCATCTACCAATAAAGGGTCTATATAAGCCAACTCTTGTGGAGTAGCAGGTTGAAATCCGCTTGCATCATTTTGAAAGGCCAACTCTTGTGGAGTAGCAGGTTGAAACTCGCCGCTTGCTTTGGGAAGAAGGTTTCCAAGTACATCGTAATCAGGACTAAGGGCCGCGGGTAATTGAGAGGATGCCACTTCGGGAAGAAGGTTTCCAAGTACATCGTAATCAGGACTAAGGGCACCCGATAATGGCGGAGGTATTTGTTGATTCAGAGCGGAATACTGATCTCCGGGCATAAACCCATCAAACTGTTGGACAGTCGGCGCTCCATAACCCATAGGATTGTCCACACTGTACGGCATGTCCATTCCAACTACTCTTGTCGAAACGTTGGACAGTGTAACGGGTGCCGTAGCGTCGGTTCCGGTGCCAGTAGATGATGTAGTTAAATCAGGATTTAGCGTTGATATAACCTCGGGAGTAGCCGCTGTAACACCTGTTTTTTGAAAGGCCAATTGTTCTGGAGTAGCTGGTTGAAAACCGCCTCCGGTCACACCGCCTGCTTGAGCACTATTTGTCGGTGGAGGAGTTCGGGACTCGGCAATTTTAGCCCCTACAAAATCTACACCTTTGGTCACTACACCGGCCAAAGCCGCACCGGTCAACACGTCTTTTGTGCTTCCGCCATGAAGCGCAGTGTTTATGGCCGCGCTAGTCATAGCTTGTTTAGCGCTGTTTGCCGCCCAACCTGCTCTTCCCGCTATTCTGCCACCGGCAAAAGCAGCTATACCACCAATTGCCGCGGATTTTAAAGAGTCTTTTAAACTTCCGCCTTGAATAGCCGTTGAAGCTCCAGAAACAATCGCGCCTGCCATTACCGGATTAATAATGCCGCCGGTTAAAACGGTTAGACCTATTGTCGCAATGACCGGCAAAACCATCTTTACGATCTTCTTCAGACCTTTAAACAGTTTCTTGAGGAAAAACTCAGGCTGACCCGTAACAGGGTTGATAGAGTTAAGCTCATTACCCACAACATAACGTTCTGGCTCAATGCCCATGATGCGCATTTCAGCAAATAGCTTGTTTCTTAGGGTGGGGTTTTGATCAAACACTTCCATCGGAATAACAGTCTCGCCTTCCGCAGCGTGGATCATGTATTCGTCTTCGTTACGACCATACTCGGCAAGTTTGTCAGCAATCTGATGAACTTGAGCAATACCTTGTCGCGGCATGACATCATCTTCATCGGCCCAAGAGCCAGTTTCCGCAGTCAAAAAGGTAGCAATACCACCTGCGGGTATAGGGACTTGATCCATTTGATCAAATTCTTCGTATTTACGTGCTGATTGTGCCATGTTACGACTATACGCCTATTTTTATTAGAGAAAAACGCCCTTAACCGTGGACGTTTACTACGATAGAACCTTTGTTAATCACTTGAACACTGCCTACAAGTCCTGTGGCCTCTAACCCATCTTGAGTATACGGCAATTCTGACGATAAACTCACCCATTTATCACCATCATAAACTTGGAGGTTTTCAATAGAAACGTTCCAAATCACGTCCCCTGCATTAAACTTTAAAGTATCACGTTCCGTTCTTGTAAACTGCGGAGTAGCGTCCGGATTAAACGAATCCAAACTAATCTCCAGTAGACGAACAGCCTTGTTAAAGGTGTTGCCGTCTACGTTCTGCGCCATAGGCGCAAAAGGCAATCGGCCCTGTAAAAGCTTGCTCATCTTCTGCCGTTAGGTTGTAGGTCTAAACGAGTTCCACCGATCCTAAAACCTACTCCAGTTCGTACTCCGGTTGAAGCATCATCGTCCGATTCAAACCGTACCGCTGCTTGCCGACCCCGTGCCCGAGTGTCAATCTTTGTAGTAGTTCCTGTAAACGAAGTTGTTTGATCCGTGGTCAGCGATTCGCCGGGAAAGTTTCGCGCCTTTAGCACAAAGTTAATGGCTTGACCTGTTCCGCCGTTACCCGTGAATTTTACGTCCGGAATACACCTACGAATAAACTGAAAGTCTTCGCCTTCGCCTAAATCAAAATCAGCACTTTCAATGAACACGTTGTCCATTGGGGAGCCGTCATCATCAAAGCCTGTTTCATGAGAGTAGATGTAGTTGCTATCCCCATCGTAGCCCGCGGCCCTTGGGAAGTTTGCGATACCTTCGTCTAACCACGCGGTTCTAGCTAACTGCCCTATAGCCCAAGTTTGATCTACATAGTTGTAAGTAACATAGCGATCTATGGTGCTAGAACTGCCAGAACAATAGAACCAGCCCACTTCGTTGAACTGCTTGTTTAAAAACCCAAATACTTGAAACGCTTGCTCTTCGTTAAAATCTTCAAATACATACGAATGAACACTGCATGGAATGGGCTGTACCGCACCTTGGTATGCGTAAAAACCCTTTTTGTCCATCCAAAATATGCCGGTAGGCGTGTTTACTGCGGCGTTAGGCCCAATCAAACTTACGCCTTCGTTAATTAGCGTTAAACCAAAAGTAAGCGGTGCGCCAATAAATTGAAGGCTGTACAAAGCAACGTCTGTCCAAATCAACGTTTCTTGCCGTGCTCTAAGACCGCCTATAATCTGGGACCCCGCAGAACATCTAAGTGATCCCGCGGTGTTGGTAGATAAAGGTTGCCATTCGGCAGCGTTTTCTTGGTCAGAAAAAGCCACCAATAACGGGTCTATTACACCCGTTCTACCTGTACCCGGAGCGTCAATAGGGTCTGCGCCGAGAACAATAACGTGTCGATCAACGTCTGAAACCAATATCTGCAAGCCTAATGTTGGAGCAAGGTTTGCTCCGGCTAGATCTGCAAGAGCAACGGCCCTAGTACTAAAGTTTGTGTAATCCCAGTAGTAAACACTTCCGCCGCGAGGACACGCCAGTAGATCTTCACCGAAGCTGTCTAATGACCACAGGCGCAGTTGGTTACTAGAGCCAATTGCACTGGTAGAACCAAACGTACCATCGCCCCACGCGCTTGCGCTCCAACCGGTGCCGTCTACATACACATCTAAGCCGGGAGATATTTGATAAGCGCCGTCTACACCGCTGCCACCGTTACCACTGTCCGAAGAGTTTGCGGTGACCGCGTCTCCAGCCGTGTCTTTGGCGGTAAAAGTGTATGTATCAACAGATGGGACAGTTGCAATCTGATATTCTTGATTAAGGACTGCTGCCGTTATTAAACCACCCAATGAGGCTGCGCCAGATATGGTGACAAAGTCCCCTTTAGACGCGCCATGAGCATCATCAGTTGCAGTAATAATAGAAGAGCCGTTAGTGGCTGCGAAAACAATGCCGTTGGTTGTCGTGGCACGGATAGGTGTTATGTCATCAAAGTCTGAGCCAGCTTGAATATACAACTTGGTCCGCGTGCCGAGGCCCAAGAGCCGCGTTCCGTCTAGCGCAACCCAACCCAACATTTTCCGGCCCGTGCCGTTGTAGGAATTGGTTAAATACTTAACCCAACCACCTATCTTTTCGGGGAACCCTTTACGAAATCGCACCAGATTGCCATCAAACCAACCGCCTTCAGCAGTGTAGTCAGTGCCTTCTTTATTAATGCCGGGTTGAAAGATAAATTTTTGTAGTGCCATTACTGGTACTCACCTGTACGGATCATCTCGGTGACCTCTACTGCTCGATTGCCTACCTGCCCACTCCACTTGCTGTCCATAAACTCATCGGCGGCAATGTCGAACTGCTCACGCGACAT